GGGAGATTCGTTTCGACAAGAAAGAGCTGTTCCTCCTCCAGCAAGGCGACGAACGTAGGGGAATTACGATCACGGCCGATCCGGGACTTGAGGGCGTTACCACGCTGCTGAAGTTTCTGTTCATGTGCATTGTGGACGTGTCGGAGACCCCGGAGTTTGCCTTCGGGACGGCGGTTTCGTCGTCGAAAGCCAGCGTTTCGGAGCAGATGGTGCCGCTGGCCCGCAAGATTCGCCGCAAGCGCGGATTGTTCGAGGAGCCCTACGGCGAGCTGGCGAGCATGTACCTGGCCATGTGGGCGCAAGTCAACAACCGGAGCCTGGAGACGTACCAGGTGGACATAGGATGGGAAGAGCTTTCGCCACGAAACGACAAGGAAGTGGCGGATACCATCGCCACGTTGGTCAACGGGCTGACGACCGCTGTCGAGTCCGGCCTCATGTCCATTGACGCGGCAGCCGAGTTCCTGCGCGAGTTTGTGCCGAGCATGCTCCCGTGGCTGGACCATGACGGTGACGATGACGAGCGGCGCCGCGTCTTGCGCAGCATGGCCATGCTCCAACGCATGCGGGATGGCGCGGGGCTTGAAACGGAGCAAGGGGTGGCCCAGGAGGAAGGCGCTGAAGGCGGTGCAGTCTGATGGCCGTCATCCGACGCGACGACTGGGAGCGTGCTACCCGTAGCGAGGAGTTTGCGCAGTACATCCTGCGGGCACGCCAGCGCTTTGAGCGAGGCGAGCGGCTTACGGCCAACAAGGTGCGTGCCCTTTTCCGGCGCGTGGCCGAGCAGGTGCGCCAGGAGATTGAGCAGGTCACGCCAGGGACCCTTCGCCATGCGCACCTTTCGGCCCTGGCCGCCGCCCTGGACAAGATTGCGCGCACGCTGAACGATGAGCTGCTTGCGGCCATCATGGCCGGCATACAGCTTGCGACAAGAGAGGCAACCAGCGGAGCCGAGCAGGTGACGCTGGAGCTGACCAAGGACGTGTTCCCGGCGGCCCAGGTGGTCGCCCTTTTTGCTGCCGTCAACCAACGGGCGGTGCTGGCCACGTGGACCCGCACCTACCACGACGGGTTGAAGCTGTCGGACCGGGTGTGGCGCACGAGCACCCATGCCCGCGAGGCGTTGCGCAAGCTGGTGGAGGACGGGGTGGCCCGTGGCCTCAATGCTCGAGTACTGGCCCGCGAGGTGCAGCAGTACCTGCAGCCCGGCGTGTTCACGGCGCTGAAGGAGGAGACCCGCAAGCGCCTCAAGGTGCCGCGTGACGTGAGCATGGAGGCCATGCGCCTGGCCGTCACGGAGATGCAGCATGCGTTCCATGAGGGGACCGTGCTTGCCTACCGGACCGTCCCGAGCTGCACCGGGTTCTACTGGAGGCTATCGAGTTCCCATCCGGTGCCCGACATCTGCGACACCTATGCCAGCCGTGGCGGCAACGGGTTCTGGCCGGTGGACGAGGTGCCGCCCAAGCCCCATCCCTGGTGCCGGTGCATATTGGTTCCGGCGATGGAGGAGCCGCGCCAGTTCGTGCGCCGGCTCAAGGAATGGGTCAACGACCCCGGCAGCCACCCCGACATCGAGCGTTGGTACCAGTCCGTCCAACACTACCTTGAACGTCCGACCATGCGGTCCGCTTAAAAACCCCGCCAGACGATTGCGAGGTGAAAGGATGGCGCGGAGTTTGCCCGGCGACCAATTGCCGAAGGGCATGGAGGTGCCCATGGAGGAGCCGCAACCCAAGCGGATAGCCGCACGCTTGAGTCTCCGGGATCGGAATTACGTGGCTGAAATCATCGCGGCCCTGGAGTCCTTGCCCTTCGCGGTGGCCGTGATGCAGTTTGACGTAAGCGAGGAAGGCATGGATTACCCGCAAGTCAATCTTCGCCTGTATGTGCTGGGTGAGAAGGAGGGAGACGGCGAATGAGCGGCCACGTGATGCGGCTTAACCCTTCGACCAAAAGCTACGTCCGGCAAGGCGCGGACGGGAAGTTTGCGCCCAAAGTGCTGAGCCAGACGCCGAAACAACCCGTGACCCTGGAGATGTACCCGTCGAACAGTCAAGGCGTGAGGGTCCTGTCGCAGAAGTAACCCCGGAAAGGAGGTGACGGAGCGTGGCGCTGAGGATTGACAACGAGCGCGTGAGCACCCGCGCCTGGAGCGACGTGGACAAATCGGCCATCTGGCAGCGATTGAAACAGGCGCTCCAGGACGGCGAGGAAGGAGCCGCCGCTGCGGTCCGCGAGATGTATGCCGTGGTGAAGGCTCCCGTGAACGCGGAGCTGACGCAGGCGGACTGCTGGGGACCTCACCACGAGATTATGAACAACACCCTGGTCCTCAACCGCAACGGTCTCACGGCAGCCGCCGCAGCGCTTGCCGGAGCGCGAGCAGAACCAAACCTGACGCCGGAGCAACGGCGGCAAGCAGCCCGACATCTGCTCCGCCACTACCGCGCGCTGGAGATGGAGCCTCCGGCTTCTCTCTTGCGCCTGGCCGGTGAGGAAGTGACCGGCGAGATGGCGCGGGTGGAGGCGCGCGTCATCTCCGAGATGCGGGTGGAGGATGTGCCGCTGGCCCCGTGGGCCGTGGACGCGGTGAAGGAGCTTAAGGCGGGCGACAACAACCCGATGGAGGTGGTCGTCCGCATTCCCGAGGGCAAGAGCAAGCGCGGCTGGTATTACACGCGCAAGGTGTTGGAGCGAATCGCCCAGGAGATTAACAGCACGGGACTGCCCGGTTTCCTGGGACACCAGCGCCCCGAAGACGTGTCCACGCAGTTTCCCACCCCGGTCACCCATTGGGTGGGCGCGGTGGTGCGGAACGAAGGCGGGAAAGCCGCCTTGTACGCGCGGGGTGTCATTGACAAGGCCGCGGACGACCTCAAGCGGTGGATTCGCGGGAAGGTGACGCGGCAGGTGTCCATCTTCGGGATGGCGCAACTGGCCCAGGAAAGCGGCACGACGCAGGTGGTGGACTTCCGTCCCTTGAGCATTGACTGGACGCCGCTAAACCGGGCGGGCATGCCGACGGAGGTGGTGGCCGTCGGCGAGATGGACAGCACGTTCGAGGATTTCGTCGGGACCGGTCCGGTTCCGGCGTTGGCAAAACCAAGCGGAGGTGAGAGCATGAACGTCAACGAACTGCTGGCGCAACTGAAGGAGGCGTTGGCCAAGAAGCACACGACCGTGGCCGCCATCGTGGGCGAAATCGGGCTGAGCTTCGAGGACATTGCCCGGGAAGTCGGCGGCGACCAGTATCGCGCCCTGGAAGAGCGCGCCAAGCTGGTCGGGGAGATGGCCCAGGTGTTTGGCCTGGCCGAAAATGCGAAGGCCGAGGATGTGCTGGCCGCAGCCAAGGCGGCGCGGGAAGCCCAACTGGAAGTCGCCCGTGCCAAGCGGGAAGAGTTGATCGACAAGGTAGTGGGCGAGATGGTGACGGCCGAGGCTGCGCGGCCGCTCGTCAAGCGGATGCTCCAACTGCCGGAAGTGGTGACGGAAGAGGAGGTCCGCAAGGCCGTTGGTGAAATGTTGCAGCAAGAGGACGTCAAACAGGCGTTTGCTTCGCTGTTCCGCGAGACGACCATCCGGCCGCAAAACACCGCGCACCCGAATGCCGTTTCCGGTGCTTCGGTCGTGCGTGTTCGCATTTAACACGTTTGGGGAGGGATGAGCGATGGCGCGGAAAGTGAGCGATGGCCGTTCTGTCAAAGTCACGGTGCCGGCCGGTTTCGGTGCCGTGGAGGCGGGCAAGTTCTACCGCATTTCCGGATTCTTCGGCTTGGCGATGCAGGACGCCGCTGAAGGCGAGCAGGTGGTCCTGACGATTCAGCAGGCCGAGTATGAGACGAGCCAAATTAACACCGCCGACACCTTCAATGTGGGCGACACGGTGTACTTCGATGATACAAACAAGGTGCTGACCACGGCGGAAAGCGGGCAAGCCGTGGGCCGTGTGACGTCCGCCAAGGACGCAAACAATGTCATCTGGTTTGTCCTGATCCCGCAAGCCTAATCCCGGTTCGGAGGTGACGAGTGATGGCATACAAAGTGATTAGCCTTGAGACGCTGCGCGAGGAACGGCGCAAGCAGACGGTTGAGGAAAAAGTCCCCTTCATCGCGCCTGGCGGCAAGCTGGAGTACGTCACCAAGCGAATTGTCGCGGGCGAGATGGAAGTGCTGGAGCTGGACCGCCCCATCGGCGAGATGATTACCACGGCCAGTGGTTTGGCTACCGTGGTGCAAAAGGTCGTCCTAGACCTGGAGCTGGGCCGTGAGCAGGTCCCCCTGCTCTATCAGCCGATTTACCGCAACGTCACGAACCGCAACTTCACTCGGCACGTGGACATTCGCCCGTTCATTGGTGCTCGGGTGGTGTTTCTTGAGCACCTGGAGGGCGAGGAGGTCAAGTTCGGCGACATGAAAGTCGGGCCTGTGTCCACCGTGCCGATTCTTACGTACGCGGCTGGTTTCGAATGGACCGAAGACGTCGAAGAGTATTCCGAAGACTGGTCCATTACCGAGCTGAGCCGCGCCATGGGCGAGGCGTACAATGCCTTGCTCAACCACATCCATCTGTACCCGATCATCAGCTACAACTACCCGAGCAAAAACCAGACGGCACCGTCCAACGAAGGGGACACGTACCTGGAGAAGCTGCGCAACACCATCAAGCAGGGCCTGATCGATGCTGCCCAAGACGAAGACCCTGATACCCGTGCGCGTCGCCGTCCGACGATCCTGCTGGCGCACTCCAGCCGGCAATGGGACATCGAGGAGGCGCTGCAGCGGATGCAGATCGGCGGCACGGTGTACCCGGCCATCAGCCAAATCAACACGCTGATTTTCTACGACGGGTACACGGTGACGGTTGGCGAGCGCACCTACCACTACCCTGGCGTGGATCCGGACAAAGCATACCTCATCGACCCGAGCAAGTATTTCGTGGAACTGGTCAAACATGATCTGATGGTGGACGCCGGGCCGGCCGACATCAAGCGCCTCATCAAGGGTGCCATTGTTGGCCGTGCACGCCGCGGTGTCGTGGCTTCGCCTGAGAAAGCCGTGCAGGAGATCACCCTGCCGTGATGAGGTGATTGTGCATGGCTCGGTGTGTCGATTGCGTGCACTACCCCTGGGTGCCGGAGGCAGACCCCGGTCTGCTTCCGGCACAACCTTGTCATCCTGGCCTACCTTGGCAGCGTTGGACGATTGAAACCCGCGACATGGAGCGGGATTGTCCGTACTATGCCGCGCGAGACGGCGTGAAGGCGGAAGCGAAGGAGCGACCCAAAGAGCAGCCTAAGGCCGAAGCCAAGCCCCGCAAAAAGGGGTGATGAGGCATGACGCCGACGGCTGAGCTTCGCGACCGCCTCCGTCGTCTCATCGACGAAGTGATCCCGCCCGGCGGGACGGAGGCGGACACGCGCTTTACGGACGCCGAGCTGGACGAAATCCTGGAGGAAGTGCAGTACATCGAGGAAGCCGCAGCCGAGGCGTGGGAGCGCAAGGCGGCCCGTGCCATGAGCGAACGTGGTGGCCTGGAGGAGTCGCGGGCCGGTGACGAGGCGTACCGGTTCGTATCACTCAAAGATTACCGGGACCATTGTCTGGCGATGGCTGAGCGCTTCCGTGCGAAGGTGCCGAAGCGCGTCTCCCGCGTGTTTGCTTTCTGTCCGCCTGATGTGCTAGGAACGAGAGGTGAGCGGTCGTGAGCACCCTCCAGGCGCTTCGCGACGCCCACGCCCGCGCCATTGCCGAGAACCCGGTGGACATCGCCATCCATCGGGTGGAGGTGGTGGACGACGGCGCGGGTGGGCATAGCAAGCAGGAAACCGACCTTCCTCCGTTCGTGGGACGGGTGGTGCCGTCCCGCACACAATTGCGCATGAGCGTGACCGAGGCGGGGCAACTGCAGACCTTCGACTGGCTGCTCCTGGCCCCGCATGACGCCGACGTGCGCGTCGGTGACACGTTCACCGCGCACGGGAAAGTGTTTCGGATCAAGCGAGTCATCGACCGACGACTTGCAGGGGAGGTCTTCGCTGTCCACGCCTACGCCGAGGAGGTGGAGTGATGGCGCAGGGGCTGAGTCAAGTTTTCCGCCACCTCGATGCCTGGGATCGGCGCATGAAGGCCGCCACGTTCGCCCTGGCGCAGAATTGGGCCGGGAAACTGGAGCGCGAGATGAAGGAGAAAGCCCCGTGGAAGGACCGGACGGGTAATGCCCGTGCGGGGCTGTTCGGCACGGCTTCCCTGGAGGGCCAGGAGATCGTCATTCGCCTGGGCCATACGGTGGATTACGGGGTGTACCTGGAGCTGGCGCGCGATGGCCGGTACGCCATCGTCAAGCCCACCCAGCAGGCGAACAAAGCCAAACTTCTCCGGGACTTCCGCGAGCTGTGGGGGCAATGAGCCATGCTGCGGCGCGCGGTGATTCAACATCTGAGACAGCAGGTCCCTGCCCTGGGTGGCCGCGTCTACCAGGCATTTCTCGCCCCAGCCAACACCCCGCGCCCCTACGCCACGGTCAAGCTGATGGATGGCGGCGCGAGCCTGCGCATCTCCTTCGCAGGCGAACACCTCATCGAGGTGCGGCTGTATGAGGACATGGCCGGGTCCTTCGTGACCCTGGACGTCCTGGCCGGCCAAGTCATCGCGGCCTTAAACGGCCGCACGATCACCGACAGCGCTTCCGGGGAGAAATACGACCTCTACTGGGTGCCGGGGATGAATGACTTCGTGGAGGAAGACCGACAACTCATTGGTCGCCTGATTCGCTTTCGGGCGGCTGCACTCTTTGAAAGGGGGTAATGGACCATGGCGACGCTTCCGCAAGCTAAGACGGGTTACCTCAAAGGTTGCCGAGGGCTGATTTTGACGCCCCTGAACCCGGACGGATCCATGCCGACGAACCCGACCAGGCATGCCGTAAAGACGGCGCAAAGCGTTTCTGTGGAGCTGGAGACGGTGGAAGGCGAATCGGGTGAGCTGCGCGGCGGCGACCGGGTGCTGGCCCGCTTCGAGGAGCACAGCGTGGTGGTGGGTGCAAACCTCACCTTTACGGACGCCCGTTTCGACGCCCAGGTGGCTCAAATCATCGGCGGCGGGCAACTCATTATCGCCACCGAAGGGGGCGACGAGCGGGTCATCGGCTGGGCGGCCCCGACCATCGAGGAGCAAGGCCAGCGGACGCCGTTCCAACTGGAGGTCTACATCGCCAACTACAACAAGTCCGGCGGTGTGGATGGTTTCCTCAAGTACACGTTCCCGTACTGCATCGGCTATGCCCCGTCCATTGAGCACCAGGACCAGGAATGGGGCACGCCGGAGTTTGAAATCCGCGCGCGGGAAAACCCGGCGACGGGTGAGTCCTACGTGCGCAAGGAATTCGTGGACCAATTGCCGCCTGAACTCGAGTGATGGGAGCACAAAAACCAGGAGGAGGATAAGCCATGAGTGACGGCGTGATTACCCTTGAGCAAATCCGCGAGCGCGCACGCGGTGAGGTGATCGAGATTCCCGACTGGGACGGTCGGGGGACCATCAAGGTGCGTGCGCGCAAAATCGACATCACACCAATTGTTCTCCGGGCTGGGATCATTCCCAACAGTCTCAAGGTGAAGGCGCAGGAAGTGTTCGAGGGTGAAGTCCCGAAACGCCTCAAAGCCGACGAGTTTGA